GTCAGCACTTTGTTCACTACGGCTATATTCCGGCGTTTGGCTTTTATTGCTTTGGCCTTATCCACCTTATTGGCTCTTTCGCTAAGTCCGGTACAAGCATTATTCGTCAGCTCGTTGACGCTGGTACATTGTCAAACCTCCCCGGAGGCTTTAAAACACGCGGACTGCGGGTCAAGGGAGACGACACACCAATCGCCCCGGCGGAGTTCCGAGATGTAGACGTACCAAGCGGTACGATCAAAGACAACATCATGACGCTGCCGTACAAAGAGCCGTCGATGGTGCTGTCCCAGCTGCTTGACAAGATTATCGATGATGGGCGTCGCTTCGCGGCTATTGCTGACCTTAAAGTTAGTGATATGTCTGCTCAGAGCCCTGTCGGTACCACTCTGGCTATCTTGGAGCGCATGCTCAAGGTGATGTCGGCTGTTCAGGCACGCATCCACTACTCGATGAAGCAGGAGTTCAAGCTTCTCAAAAACATCATCCGTGACTACACCCCACCCGACTACTCCTACGAGCCAGAAGAAGGCACCCGTTCGGTCAAGCAGTCTGACTACGATCAGGTTGATGTTATCCCTGTGTCCGACCCCAACGCTGCCACTATGTCGCAGAAAGTTGTCCAGTACCAGGCCGTGCTGCAGTTGGCCCAGGGTGCGCCTCAACTCTACGATATGCCACTGCTACATCGCCAGATGCTAGAAGTACTTGGTATCAAGAACGCAGAAAAATTAGTCCCCCATGGGGACGACCAGAAACCTCGTGATCCTATCTCTGAAAATATGGCCGTGATAAACGGAAAACCGGTCAAAGCCTTTATTTACCAGGATCACGAGGCCCACATCAAGGTCCACATGTCAGCCATGCAGGACCCGAAACTAGCGCAGATTATGGGCCAGAACCCACAAGCGCAGATGATGCAGGCAGCCATGCTAGCTCATATCAACGAGCACATCGCGTTCCAGTATCGCAAAGAGATGGAAGAGCAGATCGGTACAGAGCTGCCCGCTCCCGATAAAGACATTCCTGAGGAACTTGAACTGGCTATCTCACGTCTGGCTGCCCGTGGTGCCGAGAAACTACTGCAGAAAGACACCGCCGAGATGGCTGCTCAACAAGCCCAGGCTGCGGCTCAGAACCCGCTCACTCAGATCCAGATGCAAGAGTTGGCTATCAAACAGGGCGAACTTGAGCGCAAGAAGCAGAAAGACGTCCTTGATGCAGCCGCTAAACGTGACCAGATTGAGGTTGAGCGTATGCGGATTGAGCAACAAGCACAGACCGACGGAGCCAAACTTGGCGTTCAAATCGCTAAAAGTAAGGCTGAAGGTGCTGCAAGAAACGAGGCTGAGGGCATAAGACTTGGTCTTGATATGGGCCGCGTCCTGCGGGAAGGTAAACAATCAAACAAGGAACCTAAATGAGTGAAGACCTACTAGTGTATCTCTCAAAAAAGATACAAGAAGAAGTAGAAGTCATCAAATACGATTTGGCTTTAGGTAAGGCCAAAGACCACGGCGATTACAAACACGCCTGTGGAGTAGTACGAGGGCTACTTGTAGCCAACAACATTTTAATGGAAACTTCTGAGAGGATGAAAAAAGACGATGAGTGAAATATTAATCGGCACAAACCCCGATAACCCGGATGCAGCAACGGTTCTACCAGAAACACCGGAGCAGAAAGCCAAACAACTTCCTGATCCGTCTGGCTACAGAATTTTGTGCGGTATTCCGGAAATTGATGACAAATTTGAGGGTGGCATTATCAAAGCTGATATCACCCAGCACCACGAAGAGCTGCTCACAACGGTTCTTTTTGTAATAAAGATGGGTCCGGATTGTTACAAAGACGAATCTCGGTTCCCAAGTGGACCCTGGTGTAAAGCGGGCGATTTTGTGCTAGTGCGTCCTCACTCCGGCACCAGAGTCAAGATTCACGGTAGAGAGTTTCGAATCATCAACGACGACTCCGTAGAAGGGGTTGTTGAAGATCCACGCGGTATTTCACGAGCATAAGGAGCCTTCAAAATGGCAGACGAAAAAGACTTTGAAGTAGAAATCGACGGTCAAGAACCCGAGAAAAAGGTAAAACCAGCGCTAGAGGCCAAATCTAAAGCCGATTTGGATATTGAGATTGAAGACGATACCCCAGAGGAAGATCGCGGTCGCACCCCGATGCCTAGGGAGCTAGTCGAACAACTGGATAAAGACGAACTCGATAAGTACGACGACGAAGTCAAGTCCAAACTCAAGCAGATGAAAAAGGTTTATCACGACGAGCGGCGCGAAAAAGAGCGCGTTGCACGTGAATACCAAGAGGCTTTGGCTTTGGCGCAGAGGGCGATTGAAGAGAACAAGCGTCTCAAAACCCGCCTTTCTGAAGGTGAAAAGATTTACGCAGATACCGCCAAGGATGCCGCCCAGCGGGCAGTTGAAATGGCTAAGCGGGAATATAAAGAGGCCTATGATGCAGGTGACGGCGAAGCTCTAGCCGCCGCTCAAGAAAAACTGACTCAAGCCACTTTAAGCCTACAAAGCGCAAATAATTTCAAACCCTCTTTACAAGAAGCCGAAAAAGATGTAGAAACTAGACAAGTGCAGCCGCAAAAGGCTCCGGTTGATGCAAAAACTGCTGAATGGTTTGACAAAAATCCATGGTTTGGCAGTCCTAAGCATAAAGCGATGTCCAGTTTTGCCATTGGCTTGCACGAAGAATTACAAGACGAGTACGGCGCCAAATACGTCGGCTCGGACGATTATTTCAGGCGCATCGACAAAAAGATGCGTCGGACTTTCCCTAATTACTTCGGTGAAGTGGATGGGGACGAACCAGAGGCTGACGAGTCCAAACCCTCTCAGCAGCGTGCAAAGGCAGCGCCAGTAGTTGCTCCTGCATCACGCAGCACGGCTCCCAAAAAAGTCAGGCTGAAACAGTCGCAGTTAGCGGTTGTTAAGAGGCTTGGGATTACCCCCGAGCAGTATGCAAAAGAATTTTTGAAACTGGAGAACTAAAATGGCTGAAAACCGACTTGCACGTGAACTAGAGAAACGCAGTGAAACGGAGCGCCCCCAATCGTGGCAGCCCGCTTCTTCCCTCCCTGAGCCAGATAAACAGGCAGGCTACGTTTATAAATGGATTCGTGTCTCTATGAACGGTCAACGTGACCCGAAAAACGTCTCATCCAAGCTCAAAGAAGGCTGGGAACCCGTTCGAATCGAAGAACAACCACGCTTTAAACTTTTCCTCGACAACAATAGCCAGTTCAAAGACGGTATTGAAATCGGGGGATTACTGTTGTGTAAGATGCCAACTGACTTCCGGAGTCAGCGGAGTAACTACTTTGCTAAAAAGAACCGGGACCAGATGGACTCTGTTAACAATCACTTTTTACGCGAGAATGATCCTCGTATGCCTGTGTTTTCTGAGCGCAAGTCTACGTCGTCATTCGGTAAAGGCAACTAACTTTTAACGAGGTAAACAAATGGCATATCCTACCGTTTCAGCCCCTTACGGGCTAGTGCCGATCAATCTGATCGGCGGGCAGGTCTTTGCTGGCGCTACTCGTCAGATTCCCATTGCTTCTGCTTCAGCAACCGCTATTTTCTATGGCGACGTTGTTAAGCTAAACAGCAGCGGTACTCTTGACAAGGACACCGGCACGGATGCTGCTACTCCTGTTGGCGTATTTCTGGGTTGTTCTTTTGTAGACCCAGCTTATGGCCTAACCTTCCGTCAGTATTATCCTGGCGCGCTGACTAACTCCACAATCGTGGCTTATGTTCAGGATGACCCGGATCAACTGTACAAGGTTGCTGTTGTGTCTTCTGGTACCACTATTGGTTATGTTAACCGCACTGCTGTTGGTGAGAACGCTGTTCTGGTTCAGAACTCCGGTTCTACATATACCGGTAACTCCAAAGTAGCCATTGACAACACCACTGCTACGACTTCGACTTTCCCGATTCGTGTCATTGACGTTGTTCCTGAAACTGCTTTTGCTGGATATCCCGGTTCTTACACGGAAGTTATCGTGAAGTGGAACCAGGGCATGCACCAGTATCTCAACCCGACCGGTGTATAAGGAGCAATTAAATGGCTATTTCACGCGCACAACTACTTAAAGAACTCCTTCCCGGTCTGAACGCCTTGTTTGGTCTGGAATATGCTCAGTATGGTGAACAGCATAAGGAGATTTTTGAAACTGAAACTTCCGAGCGTTCATTTGAAGAAGAGACCAAGCTGTCTGGTTTCTCTGCCGCACCTGTCAAAAACGAAGGTTCTGCCATCGCTTATGACAACGGTCAGGAAGCATGGTCCGCTCGATACAACCACGAAACCATTGCTTTGGGTTTCTCGCTGACTGAAGAGGCAATCGAGGACAACCTCTATGACTCTCTGGCTACGCGTTACACCAAGGCTCTGGCTCGTGCTATGGCTTACACCAAGCAAACCAAGGCTGCCGCAATCCTGAACAACGGCTTCGACTCCAACTACCCCGGTGGTGATGGTGTTGAATTGTTCTCGACTTCTCATCCCCTGGTTTCTGGTGGTGTTAACAGCAACGAACCTTCCACTCCAGCTGATCTGAACGAGACTTCTCTTGAGAACGCCGTCATTCAGATTGCTGCATGGACGGACGAGCGTGGTCTGCTCATCGCTGCTAAGCCCCGTAAACTGATCGTTCCTCCCGCTCTGCAGTTCGTTGCTACCCGTCTGCTGGAAACCGAACTCCG